GAATCAATTACGGTAGCCATTATTTTTGATTCACAATATAAGCGTTGTGCCGATCAACGGCATTTATTTCCAATAGTATCCATAAATCCTCGACACCGTAAACAGTATCAAGCTCATGGAGTGTAGCCAACCTAGACGATACGACTGTTGCTATCGTTTGCGTGGTGGCTTGATACTCAATGAGCCGTTTGCCTGCTGTTCCTGAACTTCTGATTCCGAAGTCGATGGGCTTGCGTCTAAAAAAAAATCCATGTGTAAATCCCACACAGCCTTTCTTAGAAGCAAGCGTGTTTTGACTTCTTCAATATCATCTTCAATTAAGGCACGTTTCATATTGGCAGAAGGGATTATTTGAACGCATCCCATCATTTCATCCAAAAGAGGCTTTGCTGCCTCAAATGGAATTTTGAGAAGATTCATATATCCCACCGCCATAAGACCCGCCATTCCCTGAGAAGCTAAGTTATCGGGAATTTCAATGCCTGCGTTTCCGATTGCAAGGATAACCCTGAAAGCCCAGCTCTCAGCCTGTGAAGCTGACATTTCGGTGATATGGAACTGCTTACCCTTATCTCTACCAATGTCTGCTACGAATGTCGATTCTTTACGTGCCATATATTAAAGTGATGCTCCGATAATGCGTTGCCAAGTAATCTCGTAAACCAAAGGCTCTAATGTTTTCTTAACGGCTGGGAATGGTGTCGCACTTGTTAAGAATCCATTTTGCAATGTAAATACAGTGCTAGTAGCGGGTAATACGATTGAGCCGCTTGCTGAGAATACATCAACTGCCGCATCTTGCGCTGTGCGCCAAGCATCAAACAAGAAGATGCTAGGACTATCGGCTTGTAGATGGATTGTCATTTTGTAAGGCATGAATACCTTACCGGCTGACAAAATGCCATCCACGCCCATTAGGGTTTCGGACTGTTGAACTGCCTCGCCTTCAAAGGCATCATCCACCGCAAACCCTTGGATAGTTTGAGGAATAGGGAAGTAATTGTTAATTGCAAGCGATAGCGTTGCGTTTGCTGAGGTAATTGTTGCCATGATTTATCCTTATTGAATAGCGATACTTGCCATTTTGATTTGTTGAACAGCCTCGCCGTCTTGGTAATACAAAGTAATCGGCGGGGATTGACGTGCTGCTCTGGTTTGCGCTGTCGCAGGAAGAATCTGCAAATACCAGCCTTGTGAATACAGAACTGTTGAAGCATCGAAGCCTAAAGCGTATTCAATCTGCGCCGCTTGGCTTGAAGATACTTGAATACCTGCACGAATTGCACCAAAGTTTACGGCAGCAGTAATTGGGTCAAGTGCAGCAGAATAAATCAATCCGTTACCTTGTGCGTTGTAAGGAACTGCGCTTACAGAAGTCAAAAGGTTTACCAATGCCAACTGTAAATTAGCGTTAAGCCAAATTTGATTTAAGTAGGTATCTGCCCATAACCATTGACCTGATACTGAGCCGGGAGTAAACCAGTTAGTATTGTTGGCTGGATTGTTAGAACCAAATGCGCCATAACAGTTATATCCATTACTTAATACCGCTTGATAGTCTGTGCTGTTAGTTACAGAAGCAACTAATCCTGACTGTGATTTAAAACAAAGAGTTGCACGACCATTAGTGCGGGAGAAGTTTAGGGATGCTGCATAACCGCAAACGAAAGCCGCTAAAGTGTAATCCCCGTAAATTGGTAATGTGCCTACTAATTTATTAACTTGCAGGTAGTTACCAAAAGTCGTGGTGTTGTTTGCCACCAAAGCACCCGCATCAGAATCTTGGCATACATATAACCAGCGTGGAGCTGCTGAATTACTCCATTGTGCAAATGCCTGTTGCTCAGCGATAGCTGGCTCCCATGTTGTCATAAAAGTTGCCCAGTTTTGATTTTGCAACAAAATACCAGCCATGAACGAAGCTGGAGTTGCAACATCAGCACCTTGTGAAAGAACGGCAGAAGTTGCTTGGGTTAAGCGTAATCCTGCGGACAATGTTCCAGTAGCGTAGGTAATAGTTTGCGTTGCGCCTACTGTATTTGTAGTAAAGATAAATGATGACGATGTTGAATCATAAGTTACTGCAAATGTCGGCGTTGTGAACGCTGCTTGAATGATTGTGGCGGCATTACTAAAGCTAGTTGCGGCAGATAGGTTAATAGCACTAGAAGTAAGAGCTGTGCCAGCTACCGTAATAGTTAGAGTACCAGTCAAGGCTTGTAGTTGAGCTAATGTAACACTAGCCAAAGAGCCACTACGTAACCATCCAGCAATCGCTGTTTCTGGGTAGCGTGTCATCAACAAAGAACCCGGAAGCTGTGTACCACCTTGATAGCCGTTGAAATAAATATTGGCTATTGATGCCTCTGTTGAAGTTGCTCCGAAGTAATTTTGTACGCCTGCTGCATCTGCAAACTGTAAAACTGTGCCGTAAGGGGCTAGTGCGTTTTGTGAAAGGACAAGACCGTTAAGATCAACAGCGATGCCATTCGCAGAAAGCACCGATGGGACTACTTGTACGACTTGCGAAAAAGGAATAGTGCTCATAAATTCTCCTATGGTTTAAATGTCTGGTCGATTGGAGCCAGAACTGCTTTTGCTTCTAACATCGACTGCTGAGTTACTGATATGGTTGGGTTATATTGTAATATCGCAGTCAATTTCCATCGTTGCTCATACTGTGATTCTCCGTCAATCAATGGGATTTGAACAGGGTCATCTGCATACAACGGTTGGATATTTTTGGGGAATAGTTCCGTAGAGTATTCATCCCGAAAAAGAGAAACTGTTTGCATAGCCCATATTTGCGAATATTGCCCATAAAAGTCTAACTGCATCGAGTATTTTGTAGGGGTAAGAATAGTTTTGCCTTGCGTTAAAGACTGGTATTTGTCGATATTGAAAGACAGCCTATCCATGCCTGTATTGTTCATGGACACAAAGCCCGATTTAGGCATTGGTACTCTGTTATCTTGCGCCTGCACTACCTCAACCGTAGGCGGTAAAAATGACCTAAAAAAGACTACAAAAGCCTTAAATACGTCTTGGTCGATCAGATCAATAGTAACTGCCATATCTATTCCACCTGCAAAGTTACGATGACACTGCACCACGTAGCCCAGGTTTCTAACACATGGGTAATAAGCCACTTTTTGTTAGTGCCGAACGGTACTTCGGGGAATACCAAAATATCGCCACCGATTTGATCTGCCCTAACTGCGCCTGCTGCATTGCCGTACATATAAACAGAACGCATTATTCCAGTCATATTAAGCCCATCAACGTGCTGTAGAGCCGTTGCGCCTAAAGATTGAACCTGAGCATCAACTGTAAGGGTTAAGGTCTTAGGGGTGCGTTTGCCTGCGTTATCGGTTACATACCCGTTAGATTGAATCCAGTTTATTTTCTGATTCTTATTGATAACTTGGGTGTATTGGTTGGCTATGCCTCGGACATTCATCTTTTGCCCTTGGCTGTAAATTCTGCGCCTTCTTTGTTTACGGCATTTTGAACCGATGCCAACATTAAACCAGTATCAATCAATGGCTTTGCCGAACCTTTGCGAGCTATCGTAATTGGCGATAGGGGCGGGCTAGTTACCTTTTTGATACTGTCTTGAATATCAGAAGCCGCTTGTATGCCTACTAAATCCAATACATCAAAAGCCGTAGCCTGACCATGCACAACTTTAGGAATACTTCTCTTAATCGTATTAACCCAAGATTCTTTTTTTGCCTTAACTGTTGGGATGATGAATGGTCGTGCAGGTATCTTGGCGGCAGGTGCTCCAAACTCATGGATAGCCGCCACGTAAGCAACGCTTGGTCCATTATCAGGATACCGTTGCCCAGAAGGAAAGCCCACTTGCGCTACCATCCCCTCGAACTCTTTAGGGATTCGCTCTAGCGTTGCCTTAATCTTTCCGAGGTTGAGCTTTTTCACCCAAAAACTCCGCCAGCTCTACGAAAGCCTAGATTCTCAGGGCTTCCACCTACATAAAGCCCTACATTGGCAACAATTCTGAGCAATGCTCTTAATTGGCTACCGTATGAGGTAGTAGCAAGCCACCAGCCAAAAGCGTTAGCAGTAGGCGGCGGCACTAGTGACACATTAACAGAACCCTCACTTGAGCCTTGAACCACTACGGAAGGAGTGCCAGAGTTAATAAGGCTAAAGGATGCCGCTAAATGGGCACACATCAAGTCAGCGGCTAACTGTAATTGTTTATCTCTAAACGGGTATTGGTTGTTAATGTTAATGTACGAATTGCCCATATCCCACCAACTTTCCAACTGTGCAGGCGGATAGAATGTCGAATTCTCAAACTGCGGGAATTGATTTCTAAATGCTTGGTCGTTGTAGGTTGGTGTAGTCATCTTACTTGCCTAGCTTTGGCGCATCTTCTGCATTGGTGTAATCAGCATCGGTTAGTGGTGCTGATTCATCTTTCAAGTTCATGTCAGAAGCCACTTTTTCCGCTTCTGCTTTTTTGTTTCTTACAACAATAAAACCGTTAGCTTCGTGATGCTTGAAACTAGGATTCTTTTGCAATTCTTCTAAGTCGTAATCGCTAATCTCTGTAGCTACTCCCAATGGAGTAATCAATCGGTCATTAGCTACACCTGTTCCGCCTTTAATCAATACGGAATGTCCTTTGATGGGCATATCGCCGCCACCTTGGAGCCAATTTGTATAAAGCTGGTCATTTGCCAGCGTTGAGAATACGTAATTCTTTGCCATTTCTGCAGCTCCTTTTTTCTTCATTTTTTACCTCTTAATTGGTTAGAAAGACGGGGTTTCCCCCGTCTATTCATACTACATCAGATAGATTAAATACCTGAATAACGCACTACGCCGTATGGGCGTTTTAGCATCAATCCAGCAGTAGCATTAGCGTAATCTTCTTCATACGCTTTTGCTTGACGTTCTACGCCTAATGCTTGGAACTTGGCAGGCACAACTTGAACCCAAGTGCGGCTATCATCGCTTGCGCCATCTTCTACGGATTCAGCATAGAGATAGAACACGTTAGCAGTACCGTTGGCAGCGTTCAACTGTGGAGCTGATACAACTCGCATTTTTGGATAAGTCTTGCTCAACCAATCACGTACAGAAACTCCGAAGTCGGAAGTTACTGAGAGGTATTGGTATGAAACTGTTGCGAGAGCCAATGTCAATTCCGCATCTTCAGGATTGATTGTGTCCTGAGATTGGTTTTGCAACTGAGCTGCTGCTACACGAATATCCGCAATGATTTGCAAAAATGTTTTGGTGCTCCACAATGTAGAGTTACCAGTACCAGATGCCGCTACAGTTACATAGGCTGGCAATGCAGGGTCATTCAAGAAGCCGTAAGTCAAATTGCTACCGTTATTAAAGCCATAGAAGCCTACTTTGTTACGTTCGATTTCCAAAGCCAAAGCTGCTGCTGCACGTTTTTCAGCAGAAGTGCTGATACGGATGCGAGCTGCACGAGCTTCTTCCAACATACCTACTTTGATACCTTTTTCAAAGCGAACAACGGTACGGCGAACAAAGTTGGTGTTCCATGAAGCCAAAGGCACGTTGGTGTAATCGCCGTAAGGGATAGCGTTACCCAAAGGCTCTAACAGACCTTGTACGATTTCTTGATCTTCCCATGAGCCTGAAGTAGTAATACCAACAAGTTCGTCAATTTTGCGAGCTGCTGTGATTACCTTAACAAAGCCCGGCAACCAGTTTTGCAAGAATTGAACAGGAGTGGTGATACTTGGTTGGCTTACATCGGCTTGGGCATCCATTGCGTAAGAAGCCATTGCTTTGATGTTTTTAGCACCAAAGTTAATACCGAGATCACCGAGTGCAGCGTAATCGGATACATCATCGGCGGACATTGTTACCTTGCCAACTTGGCGAGGTGATAGTGAGCTGCGTTCGATAGATTGATTCATAGTTAATCCTTAATTAGTTAGTAAGACGAATTGCAGTCAATCCACCAGAAGTAGATAATGGGTATTTCCACACAACCGCATTAGGCACGAAAGCATTGCCCGCTGTTGGAGTAGCTGTTCCCGGTGCAACTGCTGAAAGCACGCCAGTAGTGGTGTTGTACTGAATAATGTCGCCAATCTCTGCTGTGCCTACCAAAGAAACTACGATAGTTCCCATTGTCAAGAATTCGCCTTGGCTGTTTGCTGGCAAGGCCAAAGTTGGGTCTAATGTGCCGCTTGTAGGACCGTATGAAGCGTAAGTTTTTGGATTAACCAAAATACCAGCGAATACGGTAGTACCAGCAACGATTGTGCCGCCTTGAGTAGCCACGTTAGTAGTATTAGCTTTAGTAAAAGCTAAACCGATAGTTCCGCCTGCTGAGTCAAGTGTCAATGATTCAACTCTTTGTGGACCATCTACGATTAACTCGCCCGGTACACCAAAGCCTGAATCAATATTAACTGTTGATTGAAAAGTAGCTGATGCCATGATTATTTACCTTCTAAGAAGCGTTGAACGAAATTGCCCTTACGTGCAGGCATAGAATCCATGCCAACTTTCGCAGGTGCGCCTTTGCCTTTTAAGAAAGCATCTAAAGCAACAAAATGCGCTTCTTTAGGGGCTTCCAAGCCAAGTTTTTTGCAGCCGTATGCTGCCATTTTATCTAAATCC